CGCTCCCGGCACAAACCGCAAAGTCGGACCCATTGTACGCTCCTGCTTTCTTGTTCCCTCGTTCCCTTGTTCCCTCGGTCCCTGTCTTTCTCACAATTCCTTCATCCACACCGGCTTGTACTCCGGCACGATCACCCGCGTTGCCGCCTGCTGCCTTTGCCGCTGCGCCACCAGAAACCAGCGCTTGAACGGGTCCGGCTGCGCCGCTGCCATCTCGCGGGTCTTCTCTTCGTAGGTTTCCGGCCTGCCCGAAAGCATACCATACAGCCCGTGCCGGAACCCGTCCCAGCAGTCGTCCGCCTTCTGCGTGGTGTCGCTGTCCTCCCGCTTCACCACATCTTCCGGGTCCGCCTCGTCCCGCATCAGGCTCGGCAGCGCCCGGATCAGCTCCTCGCACTCGGCCAGAATCACAATCCCATGCCGGTTGAAAAGGTTGTAGGCCATCGACGCCGACGCCTTCCGGTCCCGCGTTCCCCGGCTCACCGCCGGCAGCCCCCGCTTCACCAAGAGCGCCGTGTACTCCTCGGCCGGCGAGTGCGCCTCCATCCGCAGCGCAAACTGCTCATGGCTGTACCAGATGGCTTCTATCTTCTCCTTCGCGCCCTTTTTCACGGGATTGTTGTCCCGGTCGTACCCCTCCCATCGGTTCACGCTCAACCGCGCCAGCTCGTCCGCCCACCAGGCCTGGTCCTTTCCTTTTTCCACGCGCTCCCGATAGACCACGATTTTTTCCCGCCACTCGCCGCCCAGCTTCGGCCGCACCTTGGCCCACGTAAACCAGAAACAGCTTCCGTAGTGCGCCCGCCCCGCGTCCTGCCCGCACCACTTCGCCTGCTTCGCGTCCCACCGGATCGCGCTGGGATCGGTCCTGAGATCCACCACGTGCACATCCGGGTCCCAGCAGTCGAAGTACTGCCCGCTCTGCGCGTCCATGTTGCCGTAGAGCAGCCGCTCCCGGTCCGCCGCGTTCAACGTCGACATCAGCCTCTGGTAGAGCGTGGGATCGCGCTTGATCAGGTGGGGATTGTCCAGGAGCGTCGAGTGCACATAATCCCAGTCGGCCGGATCGTACACGCACGCCGGTTTCCCGTCCCGCTCCAGCCAGTAGCGCCCCCTGTCGTCCACCGTCGCGCCCTCGGGAGCCTCCCAGGGCCGCTTCTCCACAAACTGTGTCTTGTACCACGGCCAGTGCGGGCCCACCGGGTTGGTCGCCGCCAGCATGGTGGGCCGCGGCAGCGTGCCGTGCACGCTCAGCTTGCAGCCGGGATTCACCCGGTTGCGGCTGCTCATCCAGGCGTAGGCCTCGCCGGCAATCTGCCCGCACTCGTTGAAGATGATCAGCGGAAACGCCGCCGACAGGTACTGGCTCAGGTCGCTCAGCGAGTTGTTGTCCATGTGGCCGAAGGTCAACGTGCTCTTGTTGTAAAAGGTGGCCTCGTGGTCGCGTTTGTTGTATTTGAAGAGCTCGTTGGGGATGAACTCGTGCAGGTCCTTGATCTCCGAGTCCTTCATGTCGCCGTAGTTGCGCCGAATCCACAGCGCCGCCAGTCCATCCCAGTAGAGCAGGTAGCTCTGAATCGCCTCCATCAGCATGTCCGAGCTTTTGCTCGATCCGGTGCCGCCCACGCGCAGCCGGTTCGGCGCCCTGCTCATGCGGATACGCTTGTTCTTGGGCGTCGGCTCCCAGTTCCGCAGATCGAATTGGCCGGAAAGGTCGGACATAAAAGCAGCTTCTAGCTCCTAGCTTCTAGCTTTTCGCTCTTCGTCTTCGTGCCCAGGGCAGCCCTTTTTATAATCGAAGCCTTCGCATGATTCGCCCATCGGGATAACTTCGTGCCCACGCACGAGTTCGTCCATAAGTTCAGCACGGAATTCGGCAACGCTGGCGAATCGAGTCCCATCGGATTTCGTGATCGAGCGGAGATTACGCTTCGTCTCAGCGGGGGACCAGTGAAGCATTCCACGCACCGACACGCACATGTGAACCGTCCTCGACATCATCTCTCCGTCGTCCCTCAACCTTTAGCTCTCGCCGGCTCCGGCGGCGCCTTAAGTTGTTCCACCAGCGCCGCCGCGTCGGAATAGATTTTGTGCAGCCGTTGAGCCTCTTGCTCGGCAGTCAAGTATGCGCGCCGGGCGGCGGCGGCGCTCCATTCGGCTCTCGAAATCTGCTCCGGCGTCCCCGCTTTGTTCGCCATCACCCCTCCGTCGTCGGCCGGGCCGTCCCCGGCAAAATCGTGCTCGCCTCAATCAGCCCCTGGATCGTCGGCTGCGTCAACTCCGGCAGATCCTGCGGGTTGGGCGGCAAAATCACCCGCTCCACCTTGTGCTCGATCTCCAGCTTGTCCCCATAGATCATTGGCAAAATCTTGCTCACATACCATTGCAAGTGCTGCACCTTCACCTGCGCCGCGTAGGCCTCATTCCGGTCCTTGGCCGCCAGCAGCTCCGCCTGGATCAGCTCCAGCAGCCCCTGCGCGTGCTCCTGCCGCGCAATCACGCACTCCCGCGCAAAGCCCGTGTCCTCCATCATCCACCGGGCGATCATGCGCCGCCCCGGCAAATCGAGATTCTCACCCAGGATGCGGTCCAGCGTCTTGTGCACCAGCCCGTCCACGATGCGCCGCTTCATCTGCGCCATTTGCAGCGCGTCAAGAGGTTTTCCGGGTTGCCGCGCCACATGCGGAATCCGCGGCTCCTTTGGCCCCTTGAAGTGCCGTCCCCGCGGCCGTCCCCGCCGCTTCGGCGCCGGCGGAACCTCCTCCGGACTAAAAAGCTCGTCGGTCATGCGCTCAGCTCCGCCTCGCAGGGATCAGGGGTCAGGGAACAGGGATCAGAAAACGCAAAAACCTCCTGCTGCAGCCGCCGCTTGCCGATTTCGATGTACTCGGCGTTCAGTTCGATGGCGATGCCCCGGCAGTTCAGCTTCTGCGCCACCAGCATGGTCGTCATGGCACCGAGGATGGCTTTCTCGGCATCCACATTGCAGGGAACGAGATCGTCAAGGGTTGGATTACGCTTCATGTTTGCCTTTGCCGACACGCTTAGCCCGGAAGAGCTTGACTATCTGCTGAGTGGTCATACTCCCCTCGAAAACTACCACCATCGACGGAAATGGAGCATTGTGCTTCGCTCCCTTAAAGACCAAACGGCCTTTGATGAATCGGATCTCTTTGGCGCACGGAAGCACAAGTTCATGGAACCAGCGAGTATCAGTTTTCGCGGGGAGGAGAAAAACGGCAACATCAGCTTCGCGTGCACGCTCAAGGAATGGCCGAATACCTCGACCATATGGAGGATTGCAGAACACTCTCCGCCCCCTTCAATTCACGAAAAGTGGCGCTGTTCCGTCTATGTTGCCTCCGAGTGGACATGGATCAAGGTCGAAGTGGAATTCGGCATCAAGAGCCGCGTAGACGCGCTCGGGCGTCCCCCATTCAACACAAGTGCTCAGGTGATATGGCTTCACGCCCATTTACTCCTCATCGCCCCCCCCCCAAGAGAGAAAGCTGTTTTGGCCGTTGCGCCCGCGCAGCGTCTCCAGCGTGTCCCCGTGCCAGATCGTGATCCCCGCGTGCTCGTAGTACGGCCTCACCGTATCCTCTCATTCCCATCCAGCAAATACACCGGCACCGGCACGCCCGCCGTGGTGAACGTGATCTCGTGCTTCTTCGCCAGCTCCAGCAGCGCCTGCGCCATGGCCGGCGAGGGCCGCGTGCGCCCGCTCAGCCAATGCGCCACTGCCCCCGGTGTCATGCCCAGCGTCTGCGCCAACTGTCCCGGCCGCAGGTCCAGCCACGCCATCAGCAGCCGCAGCGTCGTGGCGTCGTCGATCCGGTCTCCCATCGGCGCCTGCATCAAGCCGCCCTCCACTTCCTCGGCAATTTTTCATCCAGCTCCAGCGCGCATACGCACCGGCATTCTCCGCCATCGCACGCCAGATGGTTCCCCGAGCGGCACGCCGCGCACAGCACATTGTCCTCCTGAAACCCATTCGGCCGCCCAGGACAGCGGCCCTCCGCACGCGCCCGCGCGATCCCCGCGCACCGCTTCTCCCGCACCTCCGGCCGATTCCAGGCCGCGCGCAGCTTCTCCCGCACCTCCGGCCGATTCATGGCCGCGCGCAGCTTCTCCCGCACCTCCGGCCGATTCATGGCCGCCTTTTGCGCCGCGCGCCACTTCTCCCGCACCTCCGGCCGATTCCAGGCCGCGCGCAGCTTCTCCCGCACCTCCGGCCGATTCCAGGCCGCGCGCAGCTTCTCCCGCACCTCCGGCCGATTCATGGCCGCCTTTTGCGCCGCGCGCCGCTTCTCCCGCACCTCCGGCCGATTCATGGCCGCGCGCCGCTTCTCCCGCACCTCCGGCCGATTCATGGCCGCCTTTTGCGCCGCGCGCAGCTTCTCCCGCACCTCCGGCCGATTCATGGCCGCCTTTTGCGCCGCGCACCGCTTCTCCCGCACCTCCGGCCAATTCCAGGCCGCGCGCAGCTTCTCCCGCACCTCCGGCCGATTCATGGCCGCCTTTTGCGCCGCGCGCCGCTTCTCCCGCACCTCCGGCCGATTCCAGGCCGCCTTTTGCGCCGCGCGCCGCTTCTCCCGCACCTCCGGCCGATTCATGGCCGCCTTTTGCGCCGCGCGCCGCTTCTCCCGCACCTCCGGCCGATTCATGGCCGCGCGCCGCTTCTCCCGCACCTCCGGCCGATTCCAGGCCGCCTTTTGCGCCGCGCGCAGCTTCTCCCGCACCTCCGGCCGATTCCAGGCCGCCTTTTGCGCCGCGCGCCGCTTCTCCCGCACCTCCGGCCGATTCCAGGCCGCCTTTTGCGCCGCGCGCCGCTTCTCCCGCACCTCCGGCCGATTCATGGCCGCCTTTTGCGCCGCGCACCGCTTCTCCCGCACCTCCGGCCGATTCCAGGCCGCGCGCAGCTTCTCCCGCACCTCCGGCCGATTCATGGCCGCGCGCAGCTTCTCCCGCACCTCCGGCCGATTCCAGGCCGCCTTTTGCGCCGCGCGCAGCTTCTCCCGCACCTCCGGCCGATTCATGGCCGCGCGCCGCTTCTCCCGCACCTCCGGCCGATTCATGGCCGCCTTTTGCGCCGCGCGCCGCTTCTCCCGCACCTCCGGCCGATTCATGGCCGCGCGCAGCTTCTCCCGCACCTCCGGCTTCGCATACCTCCGAAGTTGGCCCTGCGATCGCTTACTCTCCACCCCGCACCTACCCTTCCACCTGCGCCGGCGCCCCGCACCAGGGGCAATTTATCGCTTCGGCCTGCTGCTCTTCCTCGGGAATAAACGTCATCCACTCGTGCTGAAATACTCCATCACATCGCCACCGCAACTCCCGCAGCCGCCCAGCCGTCTTCCTCACTTTTTTTCCAGCGATCGCGGCGGTTAACGCCACTAGCTCTACCGCGCTCGGTAGCCATTTCGCCTTCGGTTTGCCGTTCAGATCCAGCGCCGGATCGGCATCCCACGCCGCCAGCGCAGCCTCCACGTCCGCGATGTCAAACCCGCTAAGCCGCAGGAACCACTCCTGCCCCTCCGCTTGGTTCGGCCGCAGCCGCCGCTTGCGGCAGGCCCGCACATACACTGCCTCGAGCTGCTTCAGCGTCATGCCGGGCCCTCCAGATGAAATTCAGCCGCCTTCTTCCAGCGCCCGTCCTCGATCCACAAAAGCCACTTCTGCGGACCCTCTTCCGCTGCCGCCTGCATCCGCTCAAGCAACCGATCTGCCGCCGTCGCGGCCTCACATTCCTCCTCGCGCGCTAGAATTATCAGCGCCGCCTCGACCTTCCGCAGCAAGGCCACCCCATAGGCAATCCCCGCCCCATCCAGTACGCCGCACGCCAAGCCCCGCCACTCACTGTTCCCTGTGGTTCCCACGAGTCGGGTCATGTGCAGCTCGCTTGCAAGGGGGGTAGGGGGGATCCCCGTATCTGCATCTGCATCTGCATCTGCCTGGGTAACGTTCGGGGGAACAGCGTCACTTTTTGGTATTCCGTTACGGTTGTTCGGGTGAACACTGTCACTGTTCGGCGTAACGTTACGCCTGTTCGGCGTAACATCTTGGCTTTCCAGTTTACGTCTTTGCCTTAAAAGCCGCATCCGATCCTTGGCCTCGTAGTCTTTTTCCCGGTAGGCCATGTAGTTCAGGATCAGGTAACCGCCGTCGACGCGGATCATGCGCCGGCCGCCAAACCCCTTACTCCGGCTCTCGTCGTCAGGATTTCCAAGGGCTCGCAACGCGGCCATTCCCGGTTCGGGATCGGTGTGCGACATGCGGATGATGCCCACGCCGGCCGCAGCGCAGAACCCGTACCACCCCGAGGGCGCCACAAAGCCGGTCAGCTCCAGGCTGTCGACCTCGATCTGCGACTGCGGCTCCTTGAACTCCTTCGGCTCCGCCATCAGGAGCGCCGTCAGAAACACGTCACACTGGTCCCGCTCCATCCAAAGCGTGGAGCGCAGGATCCCAGTATCCAGCTTTACAAACGGCATCGCATCAAGCCCTCTTCGCGCCAGCGCCGATCGGGCGCAACATTAGCCTCCGTGCTTCGTCGCAGGCGCAGGCATCGAGTTGGGTCAGGAACGTACCGGTCAGCCGCCGCCGCAGTGGCCTCAGATTGAAATGTAGACCCGAGGACCTCATCAGTACAACGTAGCGCAGCTTGCGCGGATCAATCTGTGCATGAGGTCCGCGGACGCCCATCTCATCTCCAGGATTCAAGGTGAAAACCGGAACCTATCCCTTCTAGCACCAGAGCCTCAGAGAATCCAGAGCCTTTCCCTGTGCAAAACCGTCTGTTTCTGTGGAAAACCCTCAAAAACCCAGCGCGGGCGCGGCCAAAAATCATTTACGAATCGGCAGCGGAGTCGGAACGCGGTAAAAACCGCCAGAAATGCCCCAGGACGCGCCGCGGTGACCGGGGGGTCGTGAGGAGCGTCTGGGCCGCCATCGCGCGCAGGGCGCTATAGCAGGACGCGGGCGCTGGCTGGTTTAAGCAGGCCTCCCATCGCCGCAAGCCACAGATCCGGAGCGGGCCGAAAAGTTTTTCGCGTTGAAAAAATTTTGGGGCAACCCAAACGGAAATCCAGCAGCGCTGCCCATACCCCCTCTGCCGGGGGATAGGTACTTTCAGTTTGCCACCCGGCCTCTGCAAGGTGTGCCACCCCCAGGCAGGGCTGGAGTCCCAAGCCGCCGCCGCGCCGCCGATCCAGAACGCACGCGCCAGCCAGCTCCGAGCCTTGGGACCAGCGCCTACGCCCACGAGCCATGCCGCTTGTCGCGCAATTCAGGATTGGTCGGCAACGCCGGCCACCTAGCCGCACGCGCCCGCTCGATCGACTCTTTCCACCGGGGATTACCGGGTTTTACCACGCGCCCCAGCTTATTGCTCCACATGCCACGCGCACGCAGCGCCGCAAAGCCCGCCTTGGTGCGCTCGCTCGTGTTCCGGGCCTCCTGCTCCGCCATCGCCGCCATCACGTGCAGCACAAAGCGGTTCGCCGCCGGCATGTCGCAGCAGATAAAGTCCACGCCCGCCTCCATCAAGCCAGAGATGAAGTGCACATTTCGCGCCAGGCGGTCGAGCTTGGCAATCACCAGCGTAGCCTTGGCCCGCTTACAATGGGCCAGCGCCGCCTCCAGTTGCGGCCGGTTCGAGCCCTTGTTCTTACTGCCAGACTCCACTTCGATGTACTCGGTCAGCGGCTCATAGGCTGCAGCGACAGCCTTTTGCGCTTCCAGTCCCAGGCCGCTAACCCCTTGCTTTGGATCACTTACGCGGTAGTACGCAATCGTTTTCATGCCCCCACTCTAGCATCTGATCGGTCCCGTTCATAGATTCCAGAAGTAACGTTACCCACCTTCGTCCGTTTCGATCCCCCTTTCGTTCGCGCCGGATGCCCTTTTGTTTGAGTCAGATCCCCAGCCCGTGGGATTGCCCCGCGCGACCCGCCTCGCGCGCACGAGAGCGCCCCCTCCCCCCACCCCTACAACACGCCAAATCAATCACTTACAGCAACACACACGCGCACTTCACACTCACCTTCGATTTAATGCCATTTTTCTAATATCCGTCATATTCCTCAGTTACTTGCGCACGTTACTTTCGTGATCTTGCCTTTTTCCGCCCTTGTGCTATGCTTCCAATATCAACTGCAGCAACCAACTGCAAGGAGAGCAAAATGAACAACTTGAAGATACAGGAACTGCTCGTACGAGACACACGCGAAAGGGGCGCAATGAAAGAGACAATCACAACCCGCATACCGGATCGATGGCTGCAAGGCCGGTGCCTGTTTCTGGAAAGGCACTGTGGTTTCGATCCGCGTGCAGCGATAGAGCAAGCCATCTGCGATTGGAAAGAGCAAGAGAGACTGGAGGCAAACAGATGAAAGAGACAATCACCGCGCAGCAATACATCGATTTCCAAACCGCCTTCGATTTCTTCAATGGTCAACTATTTGCCGGATCGTTGCCGCAGCGGAGACTGACATGATCCACCGCGCCCTTCTACTCGCCCAATCCATCCGCAGCGCGGAGCTGGAGCTTGCCGCCTTCGAGCGGCGTTTAGCCCGCTTCCGCGCCGCCTGCGGCTTCGATCCCGCCGACGTGCTCGCCGACGTGGAGACCGCCGCCGCTTGCCTTCACACCCTGCGGCTCCAATATGCCGACGCAACCTCTGACGATTGATCTTCCCCGAGCCCGTCTCCTGGGCACGGGAAGCGTTCTCGGGTGGTAACCGGGACAGGCCGGGCGAAAGACGGCCGAAAGGAGCTTTATGATGGACCTCATCCTTTTTCTCGCCTTCCTCGTTTGCGTCGCGCTCTGCCGCCCCGCGCCCGACGTTATCGTGGACCCCGACGATCCGCCGATCTTCGACGACCGCCAAGACCGGAGGCGCTGATGCCGGCCAACATGGATCTCGTAGCCGAACTCGGCCACCTCGCCGCGGAAGCCGATCTCGAAGCTGCCCTGGAAACGCTCTCGCCGCTCGAACGCCTCATGGCGCGCCATCGCGCCATCTTCTATCGAGGTCTCCAGGCTCGCGTCCTTGCGTTCGCTCAAGTTTCCAATCTTCGCTTCATTGCCACGCAACCCCAGAAAGGATCGCTGCCGCCATGGCCAGAATCGTAGCCGTCGCCAACGACGATCCGGCCCTCACCCAGTGGGCGCGAACTGTGGATTGGAAATCTCTTTCGCCGCTCACCAAAACCGGCGTCGACAGCGACGGCAACCAATACACGCTCGCTGTCATCAACTCAACGCGCCGTCTCCGGCGCATCGCGGGCCTGGTCCTTGGTGCAGGTGCGGCCTGCGTGCAGGGGGGCAGTTGGGTGGGGCTCCGTCGCTGTGTCCCGCCGCGCCCGAGGTGCCGCCCGCCGCAAGTTCCTCCCGATCAGTGGGTACCCTCCGCCAATGAAGGCTGGAGGCCTTATCTCACAGCCACGCCCCAGCGTGATCTCGTTCTACAATTCCGCCGCGCCTACACTCCCGACAAACCGTTTACCGCGGTCCCTGCCGATTTGCCGCCAGAGTTCAACCTCACCAACCTCTACTGGCGGCTGACGGGGATTGCGAAAGCCCAACTCATAGCGTAAGGCTACGGTTCAACAGAGGAAAGATACAAAGTGATCATGCATATGCAGGCAGATCGGCAGAGCAACTTCCGTGAACGGTGCCTCAGATGAAAACCCCCGATCTCACCCTCGAAGCTGGCCTGCCCGCAGCCATCGACGCCGAAAAGACCATCCTCGGCGCCATCCTGCTCGACAACGCCGCCCACGCCGAAGCCGCCGAAGCCCTCCAGGCCGACGACTTTTCCGTCGATTCCCACCGGCGCATCTTCCTGCGCATGTCCGAGCTGGCCGATGCGAGTTCAGCAATCGACATCGTGACCCTCTCGAACGCGCTCACCCGCTACAAGGAAGTCGAAGCCGTCGGCGGCGTAGCCTATCTGGCCTCTCTCACCGAGGGCCTGCCCCGCCGGCCGGTGATCGAAGACTACATCCGCATCGTCAAAGACAAGGCACAACTCCGCCGCCTCATGGGCATCTGCTCGGCCGCCATCGCCAAAGCCGCCGACCAGAGCGAAGACGCAATCGGCGTGCTCGACGAAACCAGCGCCCAGCTCCTCGAGCTCGCCGACATCGGTCTCCAGCAAGGTCTCCAGCCCATCGATCAGATCGTCCGCGGATCCTTCGAGTCGATCGACAAGATTTACGAAAACCGCCGCGAAGTTACCGGGCTGCCCACGCAGCTTTACGAATTCGACAAAATGACCAGCGGCCTGCAGCGCGGCGATCTCATCGTCATTGCAGCGCGGCCATCCATGGGCAAAACCGCGCTCGCCATCAACATTGCGGAGCGCGCGGCCCTGCAATTCAACGCGGTTGTCGCCATCTTCTCGCTGGAAATGAACCGCGCCTCGCTCCTGCGCCGTATGCTGGCCTCGCAGGCCCGCGTCGACCAGCGCCGTCTGCGCGCCGGCGATCTCTCCCCCGACGATCGCGCGCGCCTCACCGACGCCCTGGCCACCCTGCTCGATACCCGCATCTTCATCGACGACGCAGCCGCGCTCGCGCTCTCTGAGATGCGCGCCAAAGCGCGCCGCCTCAAGCAAACCGCCGGCTCGCTCGACCTGGTGATCGTGGATTACCTCCAGCTCATGTCCGCTACGCCCTCCACGCGCGGCGGCCGCGGCTACGAAAACCGCGTGCAAGAGGTCTCGGCCATCTCTCGTGGCCTCAAGGCTATGGCGAAGGAACTGGATGTGCCGGTTCTGGCTCTGTCGCAGCTCTCCCGCAACTCGGAGCGCCGCGAAGACAAGCGCCCGTTCCTTTCCGATCTTCGCGAGTCGGGCTCCATCGAGCAGGATGCGGACGTGGTGGCCTTCATCCACCGCGAAGCCTACTACAGCCGCGACGACGATCTTTCGGCCGAAGAGCGCGCCAAAGCCGAGCTCGTCGTCGCCAAACAGCGCAACGGCCCCACGGGCAGCGTCCAGCTTTACTTTCTGGCCGCGCTGTCCAGCTTTGAGAACCCGGCGCCGTAAGAGCAGGGAACAGGTTTCAGGGATCAGGGATCAGAAAAACCAATTTGTAATCCCACACGAAAGGCGTCCTGGCCGCAACCCTCATCCACTAACCCAACAGGAGGCAGCATGAACGCGAAAAGCCCCGGAGTGATCCGGGGCTTTTTGTCTGCCTGCTCTCTATTGGCTACTGGCTATTGGCTGGCACCAGCGGCCGCCACCGCTGCGCCCTTGCCGTCCACGCCGCCACATCCGGGCCGCCGATCCGCTCGTAGGCCGTAATGCGCCGCGTCTCAAAGGCCAGCAGCAGGCTGTTCGGATTGCAGGAGTTCGCCCCCGCAATGGTCAGGGGCCCCATGGCGCCATCCTCATCCAGGTAGACGGGTTCCGTCTGCGCCATCGCCGTCCAGCAGTCGTTGATCGCTTCCTGGAACAGCTTCACCGCCGCGCCGGCGCCTTCATTCACCGCCGCGTCACCCACGCAGTCCGCAACCACTTGGTTAGTGAGCTGCGCCAGCAGCAGCGGCGTCCAGAACTGCGCCTGGTAGAACTGCTGCACCGCGTAGCCGCGCGCCGCTTGCGGCAGTGAGGCAATGCGCGCAAAGTCCTGCGGAAAGCTGTAGGAGTTGATGCCGCTGATCGCCTGCGCCGACTCGCGCAGCAGATTGTCCGCCGCAATCGCGGCATTGTCTGCCGGGTTCGGCCGTTGTGGAACCGGATCCGCAACCACCGTGCACCGCCGCTGCGAGTCTTCCGATTCCATCAAAAAGTCATACGCCGGTCCAAACTGCGCCATCGCGCGGCCTCTCCCTGATCCCTAATCACTAACCACTGATCACTGTTTTTCACGGCCGGCGCTGCGTCCAGTGTTTTACCGCCGGCTTCTCAGTTCCGGCAGCGTTTTGAGCCGCAGCGCCCGCCATGATAAGCAGTTACTATTTGTTCTATGCCAGAAAGTAACTGCTTTTCTGTGGGGCCTTCCACCCCACTGTGCCGATCTGTCCCCGGCTCCTCCCAATTTCCACCCGCATTGGGCCCATGCGCGTCCGGCGCGTCCCGGTTATCCCTCGTTTCCACGTCGCGCGCTGCCATTGAAGCGCAGCACGTCGAGGCGTTTCACTGCCGACATCGCCGAAGGATCGTAGGCTACTCCACTCTCGAAGTAGCCGCTGGGAATCCCTGTCAGGTCGTCTGCACAAACGTGATGCCAGTGGGCAGCACAGGCGGCGCGGAGGGCTGGATGATCGCTGTCAGCGACCAGGACGGGTTGCTCGCGCTCGCCGCGGTGTAGCCGATCGCCAGCGGCGCCGTTGTGCTCTCCACCCATCCTGCCGGCAGCGGTACGGTCACAATCAGCCCCGTCGCGTCCACAGTGGGTACAACCGATGGATCGTTCGAGTTTACGGTAAAGGTTGCGTCTGCCAGCATGGTGGCGCCGTCCGGTGAAAGAGTGCCGGTGAAGACGAGGGTGTTTCCCCCAGTAGTAGGCAGCATAGTGATCTCCTTGAAGGTGATGCCTGTAGCCAGGCGAGGTTTCGGTTTCAGCTCGCGCCGGATCTCGATCAGTTCGTCGAGAATATGCTCGAGCAACTCTTCGCTGCGGTACATAGGGCCTCCAGCCTTAGAGGCTGCCGAACACCTTGCCGAGACCTACCGAAAAGATGAACCCGTGCGGGCTAGCCCCGAATCCCGGCGCATAGAGATAGCCCGCGCAAACAGGGGCGATGACTCCCGAGGAGCCGAGGTTGTAGGTCACGCAGCCGCGGAACTGTGCCGAGGCATTCTTGGTCGACGCATTCGTTGTGGTATTCAGCGCCCACCCTCCATCCCCGGCAAAGCTGAACGAAAAAGCATTCGTTGGGATCAGCGTTTTAGTAAAGAGCTTGCTCAGGTCGGGCGTGCACGCCGCGCCGCCATAGTAGCCCTGCAGGTTCACCGCCGGCGCCAGCAGCTCCGCGCCTTCGATCCCGCAGGTCTTGGTGATGTTCAGCGTCTCAGTCGTCAGATTGGCCACGGAACTGGTCTTGGCCAGGTCCACGTAGACGGCGTAGCTCGCCGGTGTAAAAGCCACGCCGGAGCTTGCCGCCGGTGCTGGCGCAGGCGTCGGCGCGGCGGTTTGCCCGCGCATCTGGGCAGGAAACACCAGCATCAGCGCAACCGCAAACACCAGCACTCCCACCTGGGTGGGAACTTTGGTGCCGCTGTCCTTCGCCAGGATGCACGCCACGCCGCCGAGCACGGCAATCGCCGTCACCAGCGCAGTATGCACGTTCACCCCGTAGAGCGATAGATTGTCGGAAATGGCGCCTGCCAGGCCCCCCAGCGTAGCGCCCACAATCACCAGCGCGCCAATGATCGTGGTCACATAATTCTTGAACGCCCGCTCAACAAAACCCGCGATCAACTTCTCGATCAGATTCATCTCAACCTTCCTTTCGGTGTTTTTCAGTAGATTCAGCATACCACTGCCCCGCAAAAACGCTCCCAACCATCAGCCATCGGCGCGCGCCGTCCACATTTCCATAAACCGTGCCGCCTCCGCACCCTTTGTCAAGCCCCGCGATGCAAATTTCCTTTTCACTGCATCGCATACAGTTTTCATCTGATACCTAACCCATGCTCGCCGAAGCCCCCGCGTAGGCGGCTGGCCACTATCTTTACGCCAGCAACTTCGCCACGATCGTTCCCGACCCTGCCGTCACTCCCGACTGATGGAAGCGGTAGAACCCCGGTGCCGGCGCGGCGAACTGCGTGGCTCCCACGGTAAGCTCGCCGGTGGCCACCGTCGCCACCGTGCCCACTTTTTCATACTCACCGTCGACATTATGGATCGCCCACTGCAGGTCCACCACTGCATCAGTGGGCAGCACGGGAAACTTCACGATCGCGCCCAGCGCGCCGCCGGCCGCAATCCGATCCGCGGCCAGAAACGCCGGCACGCTCGAGCCCGCGGCCACCGCCTCGGGAACCTCCGGCGTATCCACCACCGCGCTCCCGCCGTCCGTGGTCGCAGCCACGTTCGTCTGGCTCAGCGCGTAACTGATGGTTCCTACCGCCTGGCCGCCCACAATGCTGATGCTTACCGCCGTCAGCGGCGCGCGCGTCACGTTGAACTCGCCGCCCTCGGTCTGCGTATCGCGCACCGTCACCAGCGATCCCATCGCAGGAATCGGCCCGCGCGCCACCTGCACGTTCAGCGTGGCCACGTCGCTGGTCAGGCTCACCTCGCTCACCCACATCTTCGTGGTGGCCTGGTCCTGCGCATAGCTGCCGTAAAGATATTCCGGCGTTCCCGGCATCAAAGCCCGCACTTTTTGTCCCGGTGTGTTCAGATACGGTGGCATAGTCTCTCCTCGTTTTCCCTCTTCTTGCATTCCAAAATCTTCCGCCGTCTCCGGTCGCTCGACCCTGCGCCGCAACACAACAGCACGCAGCCAGCCGCCAGATACAGCCATGCAACGGCTACGGCAATCAACAGCACCCTCACTCCCAGCGTTGCGCCCATCGCTATCTCCGGATCGCTGCCATTATACGCCAAAGCCCTGGCTCGCCCGAGCGCAGCGGCCTCGTCAGTGGCCTCTTGCCTGCAGGATCAAAGCCACGATCCCGATCAGTAGACCCAAGATGCTGCTTGGTCCAAACAGCCAGATCAGCAGCGATAGCTGTCCCTCCCTACGCTGCGTCAGGGCTAGCAGCCCCTTATTGCCGTCGCCGTCACCGAAGACTGTTTTCATCAGCCTCTCCACGTCTTGTCCCGATACCGCCACATCGCCCGCAGTCAGCCCCAGCGGACACTCTGGAAGCGGGCACATCTCGCGCCCACTGTGTACCCTCTCGGACCCGTCGTTCATCCCAACCCCCAAGCATTGTTTCCCCGCCCCCAGCTTCATCCTCTTTGCGTCAGATCCAGCCGAACAACCACTCCAGGAGCTTTAGGATGTCGCTCCAGAGAGTGTGCCTGCCGCTAAAGGGCTTGTGGGCGTCCCGAAGTAGATTGCCGTCGGTGGCGCCAACGTCGATCCTTGCGTGCAGATGGCCGTGTAGCCGTAAGTGGTTCCGATGACGCCGGTGTTATCGGTGTAAGTGCCGCTCGCGCCAGAAATCGTGCCTAACTCCTGCCAGTTACTCGTGGCCAGAGTCACGGTGGCGCTGGTGCCCGTGGCGCGCCAGATCTGGCTGCCTGCGGCCGGCGATGGGCAGCTCACAGTCAGCATGGTGGATGGCGACGTGGGGGATGGCAAGCCGCTCAGCGTTTGTGAAATGGAGGCGGCGCTGAACAGCAGAAAGGCGCAGATTGCAAGAATGGTGTTTCGCATGATTTCTCCTCATGTGGTGGTTCCGGTTAGAGTTCCAGCGGGCAAAGGCGCCACCGGAACGGTTACGCTCGCCATATTGCTCGGGGCGCTCAAAACGCCCTTGGCGTCGACGCTTTCCACGATGTAGTCGTAAGTCCCGGCCGACTGGATGGTGGCATCGGTATAGGCAGTGGGCGTGAGCGCGAGCGGCGCGGCATTCAGCAGCGCGTACGCCGTGCTGCCATCCGGCGCGCGGTAAGCATTGTAGCCAGCGACCGGATCGGGCGAGTTCGTGGGCGCATCCCAGGTCAGGTTCACCTGGACCCGAGTAGCCGTCGGCAGCGCCGTCTGCGCGTGCGCGATGGCCCCGGCCAGCAATAGCCCAGCGATGATGCGGAGAATGCGCTTAAAAGTCATAATTCCTACCCCGCCCACACAAACGCACCGCCTCCGCCCACGGGATTGTTGATCGTGATCGTCATCGGCTGGTTCGCCTTACCATAAGCGTTGGTTGCCGTCACCACAAACGAGTAGCTCCCCGCCGTTGTCGGCGTGCCCGTGATGCTGCCCAAATCCGCTGAGATGCTATTCAGGCTAAGTCCGGGCGGCAGCGACCCGCTGTAAAGCGTATATGTCGTTGGAGGCGCGGCCGGACTCAAATCCCAGGTAAGCGAATACGCATTACCCACGTAGCCAATCGGCGGCGAGATGGTAGGCCACACCGGGGGATTTGTGTTGATCGCGCTCAAAACGGCATAAGCTACGAGCTTACTCACAGCTATACCTACCGGCGGAGCCAATACTCCGTAACCCACCAGCTTTGAGACATCCACGCCAGCCGGCGGAGCCA